ATGAGAGCAAATTCTGTTTTGAAAGAATTGGAAAGAGAAGGAATTACCTCGCGCAATGCTACGAATTGATCGCGCGCAAACAGCAACGCATTCCCAAACGCTCGCCAAATCCCAGTATTACCAAGTTCTACAAATAACAGATTAAGTGCATTCTGTGCAAGTGCTGCTTTCTGCGTGAAGGTGAAATCCTGTTCGTTCGCAACTTTATACGTCTTTTCTAATTCTTTAGTAACTAATGCTAAAGTTCTACGAAGATTATCTCCTTCAATAACTCCGGCTTCAACAAATCTCAATAGTTGTTTTGGTGAAACATCCAAAGCACGAGCAAAGACTTGAACGGCTCCAGGCAATGCCTCACTCAATTGCTGTCGTAGTTCTTCAGCATACAACTGATCCTTCGAGAGAATCTGTCCTAGCGCACGGAAGCCGCGATTAAACTGTACTGCATCCGCACCCGTCACCGTCAGCGCATTCGCAAGCGCATCGAATAATTCTTTGGTTTTCTGGCCCTCGAAGTTTGTTCCAGTTGTTGCCGCCTGCACTTCCAGGAACGATTGTGAAACTTGCTTGAGTGGAATACCAAGACGATTGGCAGAATCTACTAATTGGTCGAAGAGAACAACTCCTTGTCCACCACTGATCGCATTCAATCCGCGCAACAGGTTTTCTACGGATTTATTCGCTTCAAAGAACGCAACCGTCACTTCGCGAACCGCATTAGCAATCCCGGCTGCCGCGATGAATCCAGCCATTTGTGGACCGAACGCAAAGAAGATCGCATCACCAAACTCGCGTACCGCACCCCCTGATTTTCCAAATAAACGACCGAGCGTAGTGAGATTGCCTGATTGATTCTTGATCTCCGCATTCGCCTTCTTCATGGCGGTAGTATTGGCCTTTTCCATGGCTTGAATGCGAGCGAGTTCAGCCTTCGTTAAAGATTCAGTATCCGCAACCTGTTTCTTTAGATCGACTTGTTTGGTCTTGCTCTGGGCAAGCTGCTGTTGTAGCTCGAGCGATTTAGCCAGAGCATCCGACGTAGTCAGTTTTGAATAATAAGTAATCTGTCTTTGTATTGATTTTTCTTTATCTGTTTCTGCCTTTAACTGACTTTGTAGATTTTTAAGCCTATTAGTTTCAGAATTTAATATATTCCTAGAAGTAACTAGTTCGCGTTGCTTTAGAGCGATCTGACCATTGTATTGTTTAACAATATCTTGATTGGTTTTTGCAAGATCGAGATTTCCTTTTATAATTTCATCCTTCAATCTCTTATAATCTGCTCTTAAATTAGATAGTGATTGTTGATCTTTATCTGTAAAAATAACTCCACTATCTTTCTTTGAAGACTCTGCGCGTAATTTTAATAATTTACTAATTTCATTACTAACATTTGCCAATTCTGCTTTTGCTACACGCAGAGAAGCAGAAAGATTATCCATTCTTAATACTTTATTTAATCCCTTTGTAGCCTGTAGTCTACGAATATCATTTTGTAATGGAATAATCTCGTTAGTACGTAAATCGCTTATATTCTTCTGCGAACTCTGAATATCGGATACTAGAGTCTTAGCTATAGGAGATTTAAGTTGTTCATTTAGTTTTTGATAAGATTCTCGCAATTTATCAAGATTCGACGTACCAACACCCAATCCAATCATGGATTGCTTGATGTTGTCCAGCGACTAACCATAACTGCTGTTGTTAACATTCGGCGACCCCTGTGCCACTTTCTTAATGGCCTGCTAATCGCGTGTCAGTGGCGTGATCTTGGTGGTTTCGAGTGATTTTAATTCGCTAGTTAGTTGTTTTAACGATTTGCTGAGACGATCCAACTCTGCTGTCGATTTTCCACTCTCGACGAGTAGTTGAATCTTCATCATCAGATCGTTGGTTGCCATCAGGATTTACTCATTGCTTTGCAATAGGCTTCGTATTCATCACAGGATGAAACAAATACGGCCCAGGGATACGTCCACGCCGATGCATGACCGGCGCGGACGAGTGTGGCTACGCTGCGTTCGAGGGAACGGGCGTCGAGGAGAGTTCGAGACGTTGACGCACCTCGTTGAGCTTGACGAGGTACTCGTTGAAAAAAACCGAGTTCAACTCCTTGATCACCGCTGCAATCTGTTTGAGCGCGGACGGTGGCAACTGCTCGACTTCCTCTTTCTTGAGCGTCGTGAACCGATGGATTTCCACCATGCCGATGCCATCGAAGGACATCAGGCCGGTGAGAATATCGAACTCGGTCTCTTCAGTGGGAGTTGGTTCGTTCAACCACGCCCGCACTTCGGCAACGGTCAGTTCCTTGACCGTCACCTTGAGATTACCAAACTGCAAGTCTCGCGTAACCGCAAACATTAACTAATGACCTCGACGGTAAACGGATAAGTATAACCAGTGGGAACCTTGATGGTGCCGGACAGCGTGAATTCCAGGAACTCACCATCGGGAGAAATCAGACTGAAATCACCTTCGGGAGAGAGTTCAATCGAATCAGCCTTCACCCGAATCAATTCACCACTATCCAGGTTTTCACCAATAAAGAGCATCTTGCAGATCAACGAAGACTGCGCTCTGGCATCAATCGAATAGCCAGTATACGACGCATAGGTATAATCGACATTCAGCACGCGATTCAATTCAATCGACGTTGCTCCACTGAGAATCTCAATTAAACCATTATCTTCGTCAATGTTATAATCAGTAGTCGCCGACTTGGTAATCAGACCCATGTTGGTCCACGTCACCGCATCGTCTACAACGGTCGCACCAATGGTTGTCGGCCACGTCGGCTCGGTCGTTCCATGGGTCCTGTAGTCGCCACTACTAGCAGTACACTTGTAATAATAGGTATTCGGAGTTACAGGCTTGATGTACGTATTCAAAGCCGTAACCGTATCCGCTACCCACGTGCTGACATCATCCGCATCTTTCGCGGTAACCGTCACCGCAGAAATATGCCGATAGGTCAGCGGCAATACCGTACCGAGCGCCAACGGCGTAATCGTTTCGTTGGTCGCACTGTCACCCGTGACCGTCACTGCCGAATCCGCACCCAACAACATCGCCGTCAGATTCTTACGATTGGGTACGTTCAGAGCAATACTGATCGTGTCGTCACCAGGAGTGGTCGCCGATCCGATAATCGCTCCATAGTTGGCTGGTGAAGTCGATTTCAACGTCTTCGTATCCGCACCAGAATTACCAATCACAAAGGACGCAATATTCGCCATATCCATATAGCCATGATAAGCGCCACTCGAATACACATCCAAATATACTTTACCTGCACCGCGCAAGCCGGCCATCGTATTTACTCCGCACTAAATTGGAATTGACTACCCAACCGAATTGCTCCGACCACTACGCCTCCGGCATACACGGCTGGTTTGGGAATATCGAGCAGTTGCAAAGGTCCACCACTCGTCAACACACGCGCACACAACAGATTGAGGATATTGGCCTGCCATTCACCCAAACTGGTCAATAAGGTACTGGTCGCAAACTGATCGCTGGCATCTCGCAATACGACATGGATCGTCCAGAGTTGCCGGCAGCGAAGCGCTTGAATCCGCCGATTGTCTCCAATCGTTTGTAAGATTTCGCACTCTTCTGGCACCAGATAGATCGCCGGAGCCGTTTGATTGGCAACTGCATCGAGCGAAGCATAGGCCGTTACGGGAACGTCGAGCGTTTCCAGTACCGCTACGAGAGTACTCAGATGTGGATAGGTCGTCGTGCTCATCACCACACCAGATCGGTAAAGATCGCGGTCGGCGTGGAATAACTCACCGGCGAAGGCGTACTACTGATCCCTGTTACATCGAGCGAGAACAGACCACGAGCAATATCTTTCAACCACAGCAAGGCCGCTTCATAGCGCATCGACACCAACTCGGTCGGTTGATTCTGATACAACCGATACCGAGCGATGTCGCATGCAATACCTACCAGATTGCGTGGAATGTTGCTGAGCGGTAACGAGTACCGCTCGCGCAAGTAGCCATCAATCATCTCGTCGGCAAAACTCAGCGCCTCGTTGATAACGGTGTCATCAGGAACACCGTAGTTGTTCCGATCCGAAACCAAGAGCATCTCGGTTTCGGAAAAGGCAGTGAGCAAGTCGTCGTAGGTGGCGTAGGCCATGGATTAATCAGTGGTGATCGGCAGGACCGCCGTTGGACGAGTGCAAACCATCACGCAGTTCGTCTGGATTTCCATGTAGAACCGGCGATTGTCCTGACTCGCATACGCTTGTGGCCAGTACGGAGAACCGAGAGCACCCGTTCCTACCTGATCCATCGTATCGGCAGGCGCGAACGCCTGAACCCACATCTGCGGGACACCGACCGGGGAGACCCGCCCCTCGCCAGCCGGCATGACGCG